CATTGAACCGGAAGTGATCGAAGCCCCCGAGGATGAAGAGGAAGTCATCGACCAGCCCGAGGTGGAAGAAGTCGAGGAAGACACCGGCCTTGTCGTCAACCTTGACGGGAATGACGAAGAAGAAGGCGCACCCGAGTGGGTCAAGAATGTGCGCCGCGAAAACCGCGAACTAAAGAAGCGGCTCAAGGAAGTTGAGGGCGCAGTTACTACAACCCCCGCGCAACAGCTTCGCGCCAAGCCCACCGCCGAGGATCACGATTACGACAATGAAGCCTTTGCGGCTGATTTGGAAAAGTGGTTTGTCGAGAAGTCCGAACACGAGAAGCGCGACGCCGAGCGCAAGAGCGTGCAGGAGCGCGCCGAGCAGCGCTGGCAGCAAAAGCTTTCGTTCTATGACGAAGGCAAGAGCAAGCTAGGTGCGCAGGATTACGAGGACGCCGAGGCGACCGTGAATGAAATCCTGTCTGCGCCGTTCCCTGGCATCATGGCGGACGACGTTCGCATGGGCATTATCAAGCAGGGTGCGAAAGATCCCGCCGCGCTGGTGTATGCCTTGGGTAAGAACCCCGCGAAGGCCAAGGAACTTGCCGCGATTGACGATCCGGTAGAGTTTGCATGGAAGGCATCTGCATTGGAGGCAGGCATGAAGATTAATCGCGGCGGCGGGAAGACCCCTGCCCCTGAGAAGCGCATCGGCGGCGGTTCCGCTCCGGGCGTGACAGCGACGAACGACCGGACGCTTGATGCGTTGCTGGCGACTGCCGAGAAGACGGGCGACTATTCCAAGGTTGCGGCCTACAAGCGGCAGGCGCGGAAATGAAGGCGTTAGCGGTTTCCCTTCCGAACGGCGAACGCCTTTGCAGCAAATGCCGCAAAGCGTTTCCGCTAAACTCGGAGAACTTTTTCCGCCATGCTGAGCGCGCCGATGGCTTCCATTCATGGTGCAAGCCGTGCTGCAAGGCTGGTAGTAAGGCGGCTTTAATCAAAGCGCAGTCTACTGTTGAAGGTCGCGCCAAAGCGCTTCTTTATAACTGCACTGTGAACGCCGCCAAGCGCGGGCATATTTGCGAATTGAGCGTCAACAGCTTTCGAGAAATGTGGGACGCGCAGGGCGGATTATGTGCTTACACGGGCCGTGAAATGACGCTGCGCCCCGGCTTACCTGACACCATGTCAATCGAGCGGATTGATAGTTCGTTGGGTTACGTTGAAAACAACTGCGTGTTGGTTTGCCTTGGCATAAACCGCATGAAGTCCGACTTAGCGCCCGATACCTTTTTCGAGATGTGTCGAGACGTTGTGCGCTGGCTTGGCGACGATGAAGGTAATCTTGAAATTGAATGGAGGCGATGATGCCTGGCAAAGGGCTATACGCTGCAATCCACGCTAAACGCGCCCGCATCAAGGCAGGTTCGGGCGAGACTATGCGCAAGCCCGGCAGCAAGGGCGCACCGACCGCCAAGGCGTTCAAGAAGGCGGCTAAGACTGCCAAGAAGTAGGGTGTTGCGTCGGGCGTGGCGTTAGTGTAGATTGCCCTTGGCAGTATAGCGCCTCGCCCGCGCCCCAGCGGCCCCCGCCATGCCCTGAATGGTGAGTAGAGAACCGGCTTCGGCCTATTTTTTGCTCCCATTTATAGGGTAAACACAATGTCCGCTAACTTTTCCAAGGAAGAACGCGTCGCGTTTGGCGAGCTGCTTGCTGGCTTTGACGACGCGATGGTTGAAAGCCGCAACGTCGCCAAGTTCGGCACGCAGGGCGAACTCATGGAGCGCGCGAACGACACCATTTGGCGTCCCGTTCCGTATATCGTCACCTCGCAGGATCGCGTCATTGGCACGCCGGTTTCGACGCAGACCGTTAACCAGCTTACCGTCCCCTCGCGCCTAAACATCCAGAAGAACGCTTCGTGGGTGCTGAACGCCAAGCAGACCCGCGACATGATGCAGGAAGGGCGTCTTCGTGACGCTGCGTTCCAGCGTCTGGCGTCGGACATCAACACCAGCGTCCGCACTGTCGCGTCGCTTCAGGGTACGCTCGTGGCTCGTGTTGTGGGCGCGTCTGGCGATTATGATGACATCGCGCTGGCCGAAAGCATCATGAACGAGCAGGGCGTTCCGATGGATGACCGCCACCTGTTCCTGAACACCCGCGACTACAACGGCCTCGCCGGAAACCTCGCCGGTCGCCAGAACCTTGTGGCGAACAAGACCATCTCGGCCTACGAGCGTTCGCAGGTTGGCATGGTTGCGGGCTTCAACACCTACAAGACCGATGGTGTGCAACGCATTGCGGCGGTGTCTGCCACCCCGACGATGGCTACCAACGGTTCGCAGGTGCGCTATGTGCCTCGCACGCTCGACGCCAACGGCAACAACGTGGACAACCGCTATCAGACCATTACTGTGTCGTCCACGACTGGCGTGACGGCTGGCGCGGCGTTTACTGTGGCGGGCCTCGAAAGTGTCCACCAGATCACCAAGCAGGCGACGGGTCAGCCCAAGACCTTCCGGGTTATCTCGGTGGACAGCGGCACGACCATGACCATTTCGCCCCCGATGATCTCGGCGAACTCGTCGCCTTCGGATGCGGAACTGCAATACAAGAACATCGAAGCCGTGACCACTTCGGGCACTGCGAATATCGTGTTCCTGAATGCGGTGACGACCGGCGCGAACCCGTTCTGGCATTACGAGAGCATCGAACTGCTTCCGGGCCGCTACAACGTTCCGGGCGATCAGGGGCCGAACATCATTCGCGGCTCGACCGATCAGGGTATTGAACTGGTTATGACCAAGTTCTTCGATACCTCGACCTACCAGACGCTCTACACGGTGGATACGTTCTACGGGGTGGTGAACACCAATCCCGAGATGAACGGCATCCTAATCTTCAACCAGACCTGACAATAGCGGGGGGCTTCGGCTCCCCGCCTTTTGGAGTATCCACCATGTCGCTTACCCTTCCTTTCCTCGCCGCCGAGATTGTGACCGTTCCCGCTTCGTCGAAGATCGCCGCATATTCGGACGGCCCGTATACCGTCACCCAGCTTCTGAACGGCGATACCCTGCGTGTGCCGCTGTTCTCGGGCGTCGGTGCCTACACCTCGGACGCGCTGGCGGCTGCAACCCGCATCGAAGTCTCGGGCGGTGCGCGCTTCCCGCTGTATTACAGCGTGGGCGTGTCGGCGTTCATCACCGAACTGCCGTCGCAGATCACCCCTGGTGCGCTTGATGCCACTGGCGCGCTGACGGTTGCGCTGCTTTCGACGCGCATTGTCACTTCGTCCACTGCGGCGGCTGTGACTGCGACCCTGCCGACTGGTGCCACGATGGACTTGGGTGCCAGTTTCTCGGTCAATGACAGCTTCGACTGGACTGCGATCAACACTGGCGGCTTGAATGCCTTCACCGTGACTGCGGCGGCTTCGGGCCACACGATTGTTGGCGCTGGCGCTGTGGCGGCTAGCACTTCGGGGCGTTTCCGCACCCGCAAGACTGCGGCTGACACTTTCGTCACCTACCGCATCGGTTGATGGTGAGGGCGGGCTTTGCGGCCCGCCCCACTTATGTTAGGGTGAGACATGACCGATTTCCCCACGATGGTTTACCGCACCCCCGGCCCTCACGCCGCCCCCAAGGGCACGTATGGCTACATGGGCGTTGCCGATCATGCTGAGTATGACGCAGCGATAGCTGACGGCTGGTTCGCTTCGATTGCCGAGGCAATGGAAGGTAAGCACGCTGAGGCTGTGATTGCGAAGGTGGAGAAAGCCCAAGCGGCTGTTGACACCATCACCGAGGAAACGCGCGAGCAGCTTGAGGCGAAGGCCAAGGCTTTGGGCGTGTCGTTCAACTGGAAAACCAGCGATGAAGTGCTCGCCGCGCGGATTGCCGAGGCGGCGTGACCACTAAGCGCGAACTCATTCAGGGCGCGCACGCCGAATTGGGTTTGGCAGATTACGTCTTCGATCTGCCGACGGAGCAGCTACAGCTCGCGCTTCGTCGGTTGGATGCGATGATGGCGGAATGGGATGGGATGGGCCTCCGCTTGGGCTATCCGATCCCCGGCAGCGTGGAAGGGGGTGATCTTGACGCCGAGGCGGGAGTGCCTGACAGGGCATGGGAAACGATTACGCTCAATCTTGCCATTCGATTGGCCCCGTCATTTGGCAAGACGGTTGCACCCGAGACGCGCGCTGTGGCGCACAAGGGGCTGAATATGCTGTTGGGCAAGGTGTTGCCTGACGAACAATCCTTGGGCCGCATTCCGGCAGGCGCAGGGAACAAGAATTGGCGGTATGATCTTGACCCGTTCCTGCGCCCGCGTAGGCCGGAATTGGACG